TAAACCCGCTGGCACCGCCGTCCTTCATTTTTGATTTAGCTTTTGCGACCCTTATCTGCCGGTCACCGATTATCTTCTCTTCTTCGGCTTTCTGCTGTAACATAAGTTGCCGTCTATCCAATTTCCCCATAGCAATCATAAGTGCTTTTTCCTTGCCGAATTTTTCTACGTCTTTTTTATAGCCGTCATCTATCATTCCGAATGAGGTAGCCCGCTGACTTCTTAACTGCACAAGCTGTTCCATTTGTTTTGATAGTTCCTGCAACTGTGCGTAGGCTGGATTTTCTGCCTGATACTTTTTAATCTTATCTTCGTAGGCTCTGACTTTAGACATCTCTACAGGTCTATTCTCTGCTTTAGCGTCTTTGTGAAGTTTCTGTATCTGCCATTGGTATTCGGCTAAATCCTTCTGGACAACCTGTCCCAACTGTTCCAACTGACCTTTGCCTTCTTCCGTGGCTTTATCAATCATATCCAATGAACTCTGCAACGCCATGGCTTGCCATAATTTATTGGAAGAGAAGTCTTTCATAAACTCGCCCAGCTTATGTTTGTGTGCGCCCTTCACGCCGTTTATTTCCGTGATGTAGCCGCCGCTTTCCGCTATCTGCATCATGCCCTGTTGCATATCGTTTGGTATGCCCTGCGCTATTTTATCAAGCGGTATGAACTGCATATCATCTTCATACTTGGCTCTGGCTCTGGCGGCTTCTTCTCGCCTGATAGCCATGTTCTCGGAGTTCTGTGCCATCTTAACACCCTGTGCAAAACCTTCCCCTAATATCGCTGGACTTGTATAATTTACCTGCATATTGCCTCCTTAAAACACATCAAAATTAAAATCCCAATCACCAAACCAATCACCAAACCAATCACCAAACCAATCACCTAATACACTAGACGTTTCCTGATAGTAAGACTGCATGCTTTCGTCATAGGTCGGAAAACCAAACTTATCGCCGTAAACATCATCAGCGTAAGCACCTCTGGTGGTTGTGTCAAACCCTTTCATAGGTTGTGTCAACGCTGGCGCACTTGTGGTTGTATTTTGCTCACCAACGCCAAGAAATTTCTGTGCTAGGGGTTTACCAAACGCTTCCATTCCATAACCCAATGCTTGTGCACCTAGTTTACCCCAACCCAAGGCATTGCTCTGTTTCTGTGACTTTTCTGCAAAAGACATTTTCTGATTAAACTGTTGCTGTTGCATGCTTAGTGCCCTGTCAGCCCGCCGATTTTTCATTGCGGCATCAAAGTAACCTTCGTATAAAGGTTCGTCCTGATTTGCGCCAGCGTAACCTGTGTCCCTTCGGTTGCCCGTCAGCCGTTCCTGCGACCTGCCTCTCTGCAACGCTTTCATTGCCTCTGTTAAATAATCCATATTAATCTCCTAATCGCTAATAAACGCCGTGTTTTTATTTTTACCTATCGGCATGATATATGTGCAAGCCCCCGACTCCGCAAGCATCATGCCGTATCTTTTCATCTTATCGCCCCACTTCGTATTCTTGGTGAAGCTGTATATGTAATTGCACTTCTTTAATTTCGCTATCACTATAAGCCTGTTAAACAATAATTGCAATGCCTCGTCTTTTTCTTCCTTGCTGAAATTATTGTTAGCCACCGCCCAGTCTATGACTCCGATAGTTCCTTCGTCAACATACATTCCCATAAAGGCAATGATGTCGCCGTTTCTTTTTGCAACGTAACTCTGCCGTGGTATTGCGTCCAACGGACAAGGAATCCAGCCGTGCTGTTCCCAAAGTTTTCCCAAGTCCTTATAGTGTTTCTCAGCGTTAAAACGAGCAATTATCATTTAAGTAAGCCAGCCTTTCATCAGCGGTCATGTTCTCACTATCGGTAACTTCGCCGTAGTCGGCAAAGATTATATCATTTATAATCAGCACGTGTTCTTCATTATTTACAATGTAAACTTTTATCGGCTCTTCCAAAGCTACAAGTATAGACTTCTCGCTGTCCTTAACCCTTATCCATTTATTATCTTCATAGACGGCGTGACCGCCCGTTACCATTACTCCTTCGTAGTCATAAATATCCTCGGCAATCACCACGCCTTTTCCGTTAACCATACCGCCGCCTTCGCACACATCAAACAAATCAATCTGTTCAACCGGCTTCGTTGTTCCGTCTGCCATGGTAATCGGAGTGCCCTCTGCGAAACAGAATATTTCACTTAGACCGCCAGAAAGAATTCCCGCTGCTATTCTTTGTTCTTTTTTCTTAGCAAAAGCTAAAGGAGCAAATGGGAGCAAAGGGGCTATTGCTGGAGCAACCAGAGGTGCTAATGTCGAAGTTCCTATTAAGGCAGCATCAGTAAACATCCTAGCTTGTGCAGCCTTACCGACTCCTTTCCAATTGCCAGCTTGTGCAGACCTAGTCATGCCGCCAATAGGATTAACCGCATTTGCTATAAACCTGTTTGTTTTATTATTACCTACGCCTGTGAACGCAGCTTGTTCAGCTAAACCGCCTTCCACATCAAGTGGTTCTTCTATCGAAGCGGCAGACCAACCAAATGGGGTCTTTTTTAAACTTGGGTTATTTGCAATAATTAAATTCTGGATTAACCCACCAGCTTTTGCCGCTGCGTAATATGGAACAGCTATAGCGGCACCGCCCACAACACTCCCAACTGTAGAGCCTAGACTACCAGCAGTTGATGCGCCTAGACTTGAACCAGCAGAACCAACTGCTCCTGCACTTCCAGAAAAACCTCCGATAGCTGGTATATTGCTACCAAGAGTTGCTACTTCATATAATCCTTGTGCTACATCTGCTATATAAGGTACTGTTGACACAGTCAGGTTTGCATAATCACCGTGCTTTCCTTCTCCCTTAATAATGTTATAAGCAGATATTCCAGCACCTAATATTCCTGCAACTTTCCCTGCCGCACGACCAATATTTTTCATTACTGAACCAATATCAGCCGCACCAAGTGTTTTAGCTATTTTACCTCCAACTTCTAACCCTTGTGCACCAATACCTAAATATTTTTTTCCTTCCGACAATTCAGATGGTTCTGGCACATTCCCTGTAATTGGTTCAGTCAGTGCTGGAGTAGCCATTATCCCTGCTGCTCTTTCACCTTCTCTTGCTTCCTTAAGAGCCGTATACTGCTGAGAAACGTCCTGTTCAGGTCGGCTCGGCATTTTCCTTCCTGTTATGTATGAAGCAGAAACATTTCTCACACCGCCCCTCGGCGGAAACTGTGTGTTAGTTCCCTGCGGTTTCTGATAATATAAAAATTCCTGTGCGTCCCCTATTAAACTCATACGTCCTCCATATCATAATCTATTACTTTGTACAATCCCGAAACATACAGCGGGTCAAAACCGCCATATTCGTTATTGGTCGTAGTCGTGAATTCAAGACTGTGCGTATTCCCCCTGAATGAAACCGACCTTTGAAATTTGTAAAACCTTCTGCCCGATTTATTGTTCGGGATAACAGTAGTAACCGGCGTGGAAGCGGTGGAACTTCCGTCAGCATAATGATTCAATGTAATCGTGGCGGTGGTCGTTGTCTTACATATTCCTACTAGTCTTACACTTCTCATTTCCTTGCGGTGTGCCCACGATTTTGTAAGCAGGGAATCGTTCAGTCTAAACTTATAGACAATATCAACGCCGTCAAAGGTAGTTCCATTTTCGAGAAGTTCTATATACCCGTCCCCTGTCCCACCGTATGTATATTGGTTGCCGTATTCATCTTCGACATTAAACCCCGACCACAGATACTTCGTGCCCCGCTTGACCTGATACCACCGCTTCCTTATCGTGTCATATACCCATTCTTCAGTAAGATAACTGACTGACGCACCAGATGACAGTATCGGAACAAGTATATGATATTCGCCCTTGCCTGCCACGTAAAATCCCGCCGATTTGCTTGCATTCTTTTTATCAAGTGTTCCGTACATTCTATCTTCTATATCATTGGACACTTCTATAATTGAATTGGAATCGAACATAACCACGCCTGAATTTGAAAGCCAAATCAGAACGTGCTTGGTAACGCCCTCGGCAACTTCGTATCCTGTATCACAGGCTTTCATTGTCAGCGGGGCGATGCAACCTCTCACGCCCGAAACCTGATAAACAACAAAAGCACCAGCCCCGCTGCTATCACCTGTAAAGGAAGTGCCGTCCACAAGATATGTTTCATTGTTCTTGCAGACAATCATATTCTCATATAAAGAACCGCCGAACCTCGTAAATAACGTAGCACCTGCAACTAATCCTCTTGAACCGCCGAACAATAAAGTTCCGCTGTCAGCCCCGTTGAACACGCAGACAGTTCCATAACTGCTCCCTAGTGCCGCATTTCCTGCCTTGGTCTGGTCATTTAATAACCATAATCTATTATTCCAAAGAACGGGATACCTGTGTGCGGGAATTACTGTCTGAACAGGAAGCCCAGCGAAATGGTCAATCCTTGCACTTCCATAAATACCTACTAATATGGAACTAAAAGTAAACCTGTAATAATACCACTTTGCACTATTGGCTACTGACCTTGTAAATTCAGAACTTGCAGCCGGGGCATCCCACGAAATAACACCAGTCCTGTTTAAGGTTTTACCACCGACAGAAGTTCCGTCTATCTGTCCTGTCACCGCCGTCCACGCAGAACCGTTCCAGTAACTTACCGTTAAAGTTCCTTTGTGGCTGTTTTCATATTCAGGTGCCATGTAAACCTTAATGCCAGACAATCGTTCATTAAAACCCAAGTAAACTCTGTCTGACAATCCCAGGTTGTCTAACGACATATATGAATCAGCGGCATCCTCATCGTAATCAAGGGCATAAACATTTGCTGTGTTGTCTTGGTCTGTAGAACCGAATGTGATTGTCTTGATGCAGGAATAAATCTGCCGTGGCACTCCGTCCCATATATCGACTATATCCTGAACAGGACATTGAACTGTCAGTTGTGATAACGCAGTAGTAGCGTCAATACTATAGAAAACAAAGTAATAGAAGTAGGCAATGTTTTCTTCAATGACCTTGACCTTCGCCGTGTCAACTGTGGACGCAAATGTAATGAAGCCCGTTTTCGCCAGAGGTGTCCCTGCGGTAATAGCGGTGCCGTCCGTAATAGTCCCTACAGTAGTCCAATCGGAGCCGTCCCAGTAATAACCTGCGATAGTTGCCGCCGTAGTGTTCGCCACGCTGATATAAGGCTTAAACCCTGATATAGGTCTGGTTGAACCAATGTATAAGTGCGCCGCATATTCAGAAGAATACGCTGCAACAGGAACTTTGAATATATCAGTATGGATAGCGTCAGAACTGAACCTTACTTCGTCCATTCTTCCTGCATAGTAATTTGAGCCGTCATAACCAAGAGTGAAGTTGCCGGTATATAAAGTAGCACGTTCTGTGTTTGAAGTATCGGTATCATAGATTCTAACCGTGCTGCTGCTATTTCCTGCGAACAGATACCAGTTGTCGCCGTTTTCCGTGACTTCAATATACTTCCAACGACAGGCGGTTATAACTCCGTCAGGACTTGTAAGTTCTACGACATTAGACTTAGCTATTGTAGCAGCTTTCGCCGCACCTGCTGTCCCTGCGTAAGCAGACTCTAATGTAATAGTTAACCCGTCACTTGATATTTCAGTTATTTTTTTAGCTCTAGCCGCCGCATCATCTGTAGAATTATAAATATATTGTCCTACCTTTAATAACGCAGAACAATCTCCCGATGCTGTGACAGTTCTGCTTGCCGCAAAAGTAAAAGTTAATCCGGCTACGGCACCTAAACCATAACATTTATGTATAACAAAATTAATGGCACCTGTGGTTGTTACTGACAGTTTTACGTAATCTTTCCCTGCCGCCGCACCGTCACTAGTCGCCGTGCAGATTACGTCACCGCCACCCGCTGTTGCCGAATATGCAATCTTGGTATTGTCAACATCATCACCGCTTGTCAGCGTGTAGTATATTGTCCCTGCCGCATCACCTGTCGCCCAAGCTCCTGAATCAACAGTAACCGCATAGACTTTACAAACAGATTCTGTTCCTACGTTTGCCACATAAATAGTGCTTCCAACGGCTGGTTCAGTAGTTCCTGTATCAAAAGTAAACTTCTTGATAGGGGTTGACCAATACCATAATGGATTTACCGCCGCCAATGAGGTAATATAAAACCTGCCGTCAAAACTCCACGTTCCGTCTGACATATCAAAATCTGAATCAGAAGCACGATATACATATTGGGTAGTGCCGTTTAAAGCCACAGCCCCTGTTGCACCGCCAAATAAACCTGCCGCATAAGTCGGCGTTCCAACACCAGTTAGGGTATTTGAATTTCCAGAACTGTCCGTTAAAGCATTGTCGAAATGCCATAGTCCTTTAGTAGACGGTGATATACCTGATAACACACGTGATAGCACAAAAGTATTACCAGTTGTCGTCAGGTTGTTATTTGCCTGTGCTGTATAATCGTAACTGAACGTTTCACTAGGGTCGAAGTTTATTAACTTGGCACACCTGTATTCGTCACCCGAATAAATGTAATTATGAACGCCGTTGCAGATAACCATACTTTGGTCAGGAGCTTCAGAGAAGTAACAGGTATTATCATTATCAAGAGTCTTGAATAAAGTGTATGTCGTGGCGTAAGGAACATTATAAACTAACGTCCCCGTCTTGCCTACACCTGTTGTTCCTGCATAAGCCGATTCCAATGTAATGGTCAGTCCGTTGGTTGATATGGCGGTTATTTTTACCGCACTAGAACTTGTGTCATCAGTTGAATTGTATATTGACTGACCTACATATACGCCGTAGTTATTGGCGTTGCCAGAAGCCGTGACTGTAGTAGTCGCCGCAAACGTAAAGGTAATCGTGGCTACCACTTTAGTAGTATCTGATTTGTAAATCGCAGAAGTTTTATCAGTTGGATTTGTTACCTGAACAAAGTGGTGATGTTCGGAACTCGGTGCTTCTTTTTTAAAGAAGAACCCATTCTGAACCTTTAGCTTATCAAGCACGGTATTGTTTATCTTTGACATTCCTTCAACACCTTCAATACCGCTATCGTTATAGCGCATATTTTCAAGTGTCTGAAAATGTGCGTCAGGTAAAACAGTCCCATCTAGTTTGGTAATCAATCTGCCATTCAGTGGAAAATCAAATGGTTCTAATCCTTTTTCTTTTTCTGCCACTCTCTTACCTCTTTTTTTGCTTTTCTTTCCTGATATACCATATTTAATTGGAACTGTTGTTTATCTATATCATCTTTTCTTTTGCCTGTTGCAAGTTCCCTTTGAGAAATCCCCATATTAAACTACCTCATGCTTCTGTTGCTGTAAGTTCTCTTTTTAAAATTAACACGCCACTTGTGTCTGTCGGGTCTTGTGTTCTCCACGGAGTTTGCTTTACGTAAAAGCATCTCCCATTGCTTATACCAAGCGTCACCGAAGTTCGGCTCCCTATCTCTATACTTATAGAGGAACGCCGCATAGCTTATTACTGACGGCATATAGACCGCAGGGATTTTGTAACTTCCGTAATCGGTATAAACAGGTGCTGGCTTTTCAATGTAAGGAACCAATACGGAATGAGCCGCCGTGTCAGGATACGGATTAAACTTAATCTGTTTTCTGACCTGTGGGGTAATCACAAAAGCGTCTGCGTTTGTCCAATCATTTGCCGTGCCGCCGAATAAAGCCGTCTTTAAATGCGTAGCATCGGTTACTTCAATGATTACACCATCGCTTGTATCTGTCGTATTACTTATTAAGTCACCAACAGATACCGCACTAGTTGTAAAGTTAGAAGTAGAAGATGTTAAAATGGTATAACCATTTGTCACCGCACCCGCAGCAGTCGCCGCCCCAGTTACTATATCGGGAACGTCCGTGTCAACAATAGCAAAGTTATCAGGTATCGTCACGCCGTCAGTAGGATTATCTATCCACATCATTCCCGCATCTCTGTATGCAATGAAGTAATAATTGGTGCCGTCATAATACCTAACAACATATTCATTCTCGTCATTCATCAGGTACAGGCATAAATAATTTGTCGGCAAATCATAGGTCGCCGTATCGGCTACCGTAGTGATAGTCGCCGTGGTCGTCAGTATCTTTGTTTCCATTGCAAACTGACATGCCGCCTGATAAATATAATCGTATGAAGTTCTGTTATCCAAGAAAGTAGACGTAGAACCTTCTTGAAGTAAATTCCTCAACTGATACAACATCTGCTTTCCGTTCATAAAAATTACTCCAACCTGTTAATATTATTAATCAATCACGCCTGAGCGACTCAGAATTTGACTGTTCGTCCAAGTATCTGCTTGTTATTTTCCACATTTTTTCCGCCTGTGTCCGTGAGATTTTCCCGTCTACAGGCTCCACGTTGCATGCCTTTGCTAACGTGTGTAGCTCGGCATTTAGTTTGATTGTCGGTAGAGTCATTCTTCTGGCTTCCTCGTGGGAATCAGCCAGTCCCTTTTTCATGTCTGAACGGGTGAACATACGTGCGCTTATTTCCTTGCCAAGCTCCTTTCTAGCCTTTGAAAAGCTATCTTTTGTAACGCTGTCAAGGTTAGGTCGGTTATTCTGAATCTCATCCAGTTTAGCCTGAAGTTTACCTAACCTCTCTTTTGCCTTGGCAAGCTGTGTTTCCTGTATCCTGCCCGACCTGATTTCAAACTCTGCCATTCTTACATCTTCACTTAACTCGTCAACCATCTGTCTGTTATACCAAATAGGGAACTCTGAAGATATTCTCTTCTTGCCGTCTTTGGTAATACACATGTCAGACTCGCTGAAAAATGATACGTTTTCACTCATAATCTATCCTTTCTTTTTAAATACGTTTACGCAAACATCAACGCTGTTTGTATCATATACAGGTCTGTGCCACCTCTTGTATATCTGCGTGTAACTTGGGTGCCATTCAAACATTTTACCGCAATCCATTTTTCTTGTCTGCATTGAAGGACAATCAGGATTAGGTCTGTATACAATACCATCAACTATAAAATCGTATATCACGATATATCCATCATCTGTTACAACCCTATCGGCTTCAGACGCTATCTTAAATAAATCCTCATTATCGCAAAGGTATAAACAAAAACCGAAAGCAACCACTTCAAACAGGTTTGAACCGAAATCAAGTTTGTCAGCGGTTCCTCTCTGGATACATCCATACTTGGCGTTTTCTATCGCCGTTAATGACGGCTCAACTCCATAACATGACATTCCTATATTTTCGTTTATAGCTTTTAATCTCCACCCATCGGAACAGCCGATTTCCAGATATTTCCCAGTATTAATATCCAGCGCCTTTAATGCCATAATGATAGGGTCATATTCCCATTGTTCGGCAAAAGCAGTCAACGCCGGTTTGCGTCTAATGTAATACTTATCGCCGATGCCACAAAGATAATTATCTCTGTTCGATGTCATACCCATATACCTTTCCGTCAGGTGTCCTCATAACGGCAGTAGGTTTCTGAATGAATACTTTTACGCCCAATCCTTTAGCGTATCCGCACCAGAAATCAGCACCGCATTTTATCTTGTAATAATCAGACCCGCCGTCCATTGTCACGCCGTACATATCTATTTCATCGTAACCTTTGTATAGGGCGAGTGCTATGGCATAATCTACAGTACTAGAGAAATAATCGGTGTCGAATTTTTCCATTACCGCTTTCAGGGGGTAATTGGATAAATCTATATACGGAATATTTTCGTCAGCACATTTCTTCTTTGCCTCGCCTGCGGTTCTTTTTTCTTCTTCTCCCCACCTTCCGTCATGGTAGACGTTCATATCAATTACAAGGTCAACAGGTCGGCGTAAAACCAATTGGGTTATCCCCCAACATTCACCTTCTTGCGGTGCCTGATTCCAAGTTCTACCCTTGCCTATTATAGTAACCTTCATATTTTAGTGGGCGGTATTAAGCCCCGCCCTTGGCTGTTAAAAGTTTATGTTACAGTATCACCAGCAGGTGCCAAAATACCAGAAGCCGTACCAGCAGTATTGGTCACATAGTTCTGTGAGAACTGCATAGCATCTCCGACAATAGCATCCGCTAATAATACAGCCGCACCGCCCATTACTCGGTTATCCGCAACAATACCAGTAGATGTAGTCACACAGTTAATAACAGATGTGATTGTATCACCTAACCAGTTTATTCTGTTACCGACAATTTCCGCATCCACAACAGCAGTAGAACCGCTGATACAAATACTTGCAGTAGCCGCCTTAGCGGTTATCATAATTGTATTATTGAGAATACGAGTATGAGAAGTACCAACCAAATTAATCCAGACTTGGTTTGCATTTGCCGCCGTTCCCTGACGATGGTAACAGTTTTTAATCGTTAATTCGTCAGCATCAGCGGTAGTTAAAAGAAACTGAATTGCCTGCCCAGTTGCGCCCTTTGCACCATATTCCGCAAAGTCAACAGTATCGAGGGTACACCCTGCCGCAGATACCGCAAACATAGACACCACTTCATCAATGCTGATTGTCGTGATGATGTTCTTAATCAGAACATTCGCCGCCGTAACAAGCCACGATGAAGCGGTAGCAGACCAAGTAATCGTTGGTCTTAAATTTCCGTTACCCAAGCCGATAATTGAAACGCCAGCAACATCGCAGGTAATCCCGCCAGCCGCAGAAATCGTTTCAGTATGACCGGGTAACACATAAATAACATCTCCCTGATTTGCCGTACACTTGCCAATCGCATAATCAATCGTCTTGAAAGGCTTGCCAAGTGAACCGCAAGAAGGGTCATCAACGCCAGCAACCCATTTACCAGAAGCCGTAGCTCCCACATAAAACACATTGCCAACGCAGGGATTTTCTACACCGCCGCCAACAATAGTCGGCGTGAGTATCCCGTTTGGAAAATATGATAAACTCATAATTTAAACCTCATTAACTTCCCCCCCTACATTGTCCCGCCCTTCTATTCAAAGAGGAGAAGAGATTAATCCTCTCCTCTTCTACAGTTATGGTTTTACTAATGTCAAATAAAAAACTGACATAAGTTATTATTATGACACATTGTGCCCGTATATCCACCTCCAATCCGTATGTCCGTAGCCGAAGCGTGAGTAGATTGCCTGTTTGAACATAAGATTGTCGAAATCTCTTTCCGTAGAAATGTCAGGCTCGATTCTGTTTATCCAGATGAGATATTCTTTCATCATCTTGCTATCGACCATATACCAATTGTTAGTATCATAGTCGTCTAGACGTGGATAAGGAATAATAGTCCAACGTTTATACTGCGGATTGATTCTGCCACTATGGGCAGAATCTGGGTCACGGTCTGACGTTGCACCTTTTTCATTATAACCAACTGCCTCACAAGCAGTATCGTATAAGGAATCGGGAACAATAAGCGTATCAGGTTCTATAACAATACGCTGACCACTCTCGTTTCTGAACTGTTTCATAAGAATACGAGTTGCACCAATCGCCGTTTTCGACAATGCTGTAGAACCAGCATTGCTGAAACCAGTCGTAGTAGAGGCACCACTCTTAGTCGGATGAGAGGAAGAACAGAGAGCCACACCCTCCTCACTCGTAGCAAAAGTCAATGCGGAACTGAAGGCATAACCAAATGCCTGTGCGCCGTATTTTTCTTTTACACGATAAAGAGAATTGACCAAACCATTCTGCCGTGTCTTAATAACGTCATATCTGTCGTCATCAAGAAGTTTACGTTCAATCTGAATACCACCAGCGAACTCTTTCGGTTCAATTCTGGTGTAGTATTGCGGGGCAACACTTAAGTATTCAAGCAGTCCGTTGAACGCAGGAATGTCGGGAACTGCACCAATGCCGTAGAACTCTTCCCATGCCTTATCAGATTTGATAACTCCGAAGAGCTTATCAACCATAGAAGGCAATTCGGTGAAGGAATCCACGTACACCTTGCGAAGTCTGTCGTCCAGAAGTCGCTGAAATTGTGAACTAGTCAAAGGATTACTCATGTTTCATTGCCTCCTATTAAGTTACTGCATCAGCTTGGCGACCACCAGTATAAGTCAGGAAGGTCGGAATAGAGAAACTGAAATCGCAATATTCGGTTCCAGCTTCGCCACCAAGATTGATGTCTAGCACATTGATTACGTAATAATTAGATGTCAGAGCCGCAGTATTATCTATCCACAGACCGTAGGTCGTGTCTACATTCATTCTGCATAAACCCTGACGAACATTGACCGCTTTAAACGTATCGCCAACCGCTGGCGTATTCGGGAATTCTCTGGTGAAAGCCCAAGTCGTAGCACTCGTACCAGTTCCAACACGATACAGACCAGCGTTAGCACCTTTAACACAATACACCGTATGATTATCGGCAACGGGAGTGAACTGGGCAGAGTTAGTAACAAAACCAGTTGTCGCCGCACCTGACGCAAGTGTTAAAGTAGAAATTGTGGTCGTACCTACTGTGGCACTACCACGGAAATACCCTCTCAAAACTGTTTCAGGTGTAATTCTCGCCACCTGAACTAAAGGCTGAGGGTCGCCTTTCGCATACATACCTTCTGCAAGCCTATAGTCCCTAGCTAACTGGGCCGCCGCAGTATCAACACCGGTAATGGTCTGTTTTTTAATCAGAGCAGTAGCCAGAGTTGAATAGGTGGGAGTAGCATTGTTATCGCCGACAACCACACCAAACGGAACCAGACAGTTAGTAACGTCACAGGCACCTGAAGCCGCAGGCATAACGGTAATACCAGCCGTGTTAGCAGGCGTGGCTTTACCATAATAAACAAGCATGCCGTGAGCTAAAGTGCTCGTGCTGTCTACAGGAACCCATATAGGTTTTACAGGAGAGTGAACTACTTGAAATCCCAAACTCATGTTAATTCTCCTATTTTATTACGGCAGATTTTTTGTTCCGCAAACATTTCAGACAACGTCCTTTATGCGTAATAATCCAACTCCCTATGCTTATCAAGGTCATCACGAAGTTTATTTCTAAAAGCTATAACCTCAGAAGTAAGTTTCTTAGACTGTCCTTCTTTTGGTTGAACTGTTTCTAAAAACTTTAGAAGAGTTTCCGCTTGTAGTTTTTTAACCTTTAAAAAAGGTAAAATACCTTCAAGCAAAGATTTCATTTGTAGACCAGCTACATACCATTCATAGACTTGATAATTGTTATTGGAATTTGGTTTTACAGTCCTTACTGACCCAATACCAGTTGCAATATGAATCCAGTTTAATACATCAGGGTTAGTATTTGTAATACGTAACCGTGCTACATAACTAGGAGTTCTTCCGTCTGATGAATGACTAGTGAGAAGACCAATACTTCCTTCGCCATCTATAAACCCCGCAATATATGCATACTCTGTGTCTTGCATAAATCCTCAATAATTATGGGAGGTTGCGACATCCGCACATCGGGCAGCCGCCTGTCACAGTTACAACCCTTGGGGTATAGTAATCTGTTTCTGGGTCGCCGTCCGATTTGTTGAGTATCAAACAACCTACCGTGTCATAAGTATCTAAATATAATTTTACTGCCTTCGGGTCGCCGGACGATACTGGTGCTAGGTAATCCGCCGGAACATCTGCATAGCTTTTACTGTTGCCACTACCAGTTGAAACTTTGGTAATGTCAAAAGGAAACCCGCAGTTCCAGCATTTATACCATTTGCCAGAATCTTCTTCTGACCCCTTCAAACGCCTTGAGGTTCCTGTCTTTCGGCTTCTCATTCCTTCCTCGACAATGACTTCTGTACCCATTCAGATTCTGTAGTTTCCCCTAAACTCTTTAGGAATTTAGAAGAATATTCATCTAACTGTACAGTCGGCTTCGGCGGTGTATTGCTCCTGCTGGTATTGCTTAATCCAGTAGGTGCGCTGTTATCGCCACGAACATTCGGGACAATAGGTCGGTCTCCAGCTAAACGCTGTTTGAGCAACTTATTTTCCGCTATGACATAATTCCGCTTGGCATCGTCTGCGGGATTGGCATGCCTTGAATATGTGGGATATTCAGCAACATTCGTCAACAATTCCTGTACAATATCATCATGGAGTTCAGGATTGATATAACTCAATGTCTTGATAGTGTGTATGTAGTTGTTGGCGTATACACTACGTTGCCGTTCCATTTTTGCTTCTTTCCACGCTTCGTACTTCTCCAAGTCCTCTGGTGTAGTTATATACTCCACAGGGGGTGCATCATCTGCCGCCGTGTTTAAAGCATTAGTCTGCCTCGATTGCAACATACTGCTAAGTTGCTGAATCGTCTGCCTCATGCTACTTAATTCCTGCTCAACGGTAGCCATCTTTCGACCTAGCTTGGAACGTTCTTTATGTTCTTCCAAGGGGTCTATTTCTGGCTGTTGAGGGGTATCAGTTGGCTGTTGAACCTCGTCTACTTGAGCTTCAGACGTAGATACATCATCATTGCCCACAGGGGGGGATTGATTCTCTATGGTCTGTTCGTCACTCATTTTGTTTCTCCTTTCATTATTGACTGTTTAATTAATTCCATACCCTCGTAGTACGCAGAAATCTTCGCACTATATTTTAAGAGTATCTTTCTTGTCGCCTTATATTCACTAATCTCTTCGGGTGTCGCCTCGATGCTGGCAACTTTTTCCAGAAGCAATTCGTGTTCCGTGATTATATCATAAAGAAACTGTTTTCCAAAATCCGTGTTCACCGCATCAATGAACTCTTTATATTTTCCCAAAAGGGATACAGTCCGTTCACCACGCTTGCGGTACTTCTGTAAATATTTCTCTACTTCTTGTAATGTAAGTGTCATATACCTTCCATCATTCCGCTTGCATTCTGCCGTGCAAACATTTCAGTTTCCTGCATGGGCATTCCGTTCTGATTACTGGTCGGGGCTTCTCCTTGGTCGGAAATCTGCTGAACGCCCTCGCCTTCACCGCTTTCCTGTTTCATACCCATTGCGATAACCTTTTGCAGGAATGGCTTTATGGTTTGTACTTCCTGTCCTAACAGTTCAAACTGCATTTCCATCATCTTGAGTATCGGGAAAATCAAGCCGGGGAATGACTTTGCCAGCCCGCTCAACCTTCCAATCATCTGGTCTAAATTTTTGACCTTCTGATTTTTGTTGTACTCGACTTCGATATTGGAACTTACCGGCTGATAATGATAACTGCCGTCAGGGTCAAAGAACTGTGAGTCCTTTCCCATAATTTGTAAGGCGGTATTCGGGTGCATAAACTGATAACCCATCTGGAGCATCATCCAATAAAATTCATTTAAAAAAGTGTGCTCGAAGGTTAATGATTTATAATTGGCTCTGAGGTTATTGTTAGTTGTAGCACCCTGAATAGCCGTTGCCGTTGTTGAAGCCCTGCCGGGCAAATCACCCATTGTCGTAGGATAAACAGATTCCACCTGTTGCATCTTGTTAATAAACATCTGCGCCTGTGCTAGTGCTCCCTGCATATTGTCCCTGATTTGAAACTCGGTAATGTCGTCAGGGTTTTCCACCATCATCATGTGTTCAGGTTCAAAGTAGATACTGTCGTTATCTTCCATTGCATATCGGCGGACTTTTAAGGTCGGCATTGTAGCCAACATTACCCTGTCGTTGGATAGATTAATCGTGTCATTCAACGCAACCTGTAATTCCTTGGCGTATTTACCGTCACTCATGCCAACGTCTTTTGTCGGATGGACATAATTCAATCCACGGATAATAGGTCGGAACGGCACGTTCTTGGAAGTCCTGAAAGGTGTCGGCTGAAATCTTATCAGGACATTATGTGAGCCTGAATAAGCCATAGTGATAATGGATTCCACCAACACGGCATTTTCTGCTACTTCGCCTTTTTCGTTCAAGCCGGGTTTAATCGCCAACGGATAACCTTCAGCGTCAGCCTTGGTCACTATCGCCCAAGTCTTGCCGAACCTCTCGACAATGTCAAAATATTTAAGTTGGGTTTTATCGGCTTCTCTATTATCACCCCTAGATAACTTTGAAGTTTCCGTATCTCGTTCAGTCGGCAGTTCTTTCAGAATGTCTAGATTAATATAGCCGTTTTCTTTTTCCTTTTCCTTCAGTTGTTCGTAGGACATTTCCGACCTAATCTGCACCCATTCTTTTTCCTGTATGGAATAGACATAATCATTGCTTGTGAATACATTGCGTGGGTCAGGGATTTCATAATGAAACCTGTCCGTCACCACAACGTCATTAGGCACATTATGTATGACAGTTCCGAAAATAGGTTGACCGTCTATGTTCGTGCCGATTTGTTCTTCAACAGGAACCTGTTTGTATTTTTTCTGTATTTCCTGTTTCCAACTACACACGGCATATACACAACCGAAGGTAGAGTTAATGCTTCGGGCTTTCATATACTTCTGGTAATGATACATGTCTTTGATATTGAGCATTGCATTGATGAACTGTTTGGCGGCATTTGCCTTCTTCTTACTCAAATCACTTTCACCGTCTAAATAAACATCAACAAAATCTCTTGTCGGGAAATACTGATTAGCCCATTGCGAGGCTTCGGTTAAATGAATAGATGGATATTCTGGGATAAAAACATCAGACCGCCACTCATATTCTTTCTCTGTTCGTTTGCACTCAAGCTGGTCGATTATACGTTCAAAATCTTCAAAGTCATCACTCTGATTACGTTTTGCGGTTTCAAATTCATTACGGACACGCTTGGTTATTTCCTGCTCAATAGCTCTACCGAAGTATGATTCTTTAACAACTTTTTTTGCCATATAATCTACCTTATCAGCCCTTCACGGAAAAGTATACAGGAGAAATTATTTTTTTCAACTCTTTTTTACATTTTGGACATTTTATTTTTGATTTCGTTTTACTCAACGGAACCAAAACTTCGTAACACTTTTCACAATCCTTGCAATAATAGTCGAACAGAGGCATTACGCCCTCCCTTGAAAATATCTTTTTGGTTGTGGCGAACTATGCGGTATGTCGCCCCACCTTGCATTGGATATGGATGGATTTTTAAGCATCGATTCAACTGTAACTGGGAAGTGCGACCATTTCTTTTGTGCAACTTCCTTTGGGTCATTACGACTCAACATCTCTCTTGAACCCCATTCTTCCAACCGCCAGTTTTTCATACTCTCTATAAGATGAGAGCAGTTGTTCGCTATCCAGATAGTCGGCAAAACCGCCGTCCTCTGGTCAGAGCCTTCACCTGTTATCACCTTGTTATTAAAAGGTTTTCCTACTTTAATAGAGTTCAAAAGCCGCTTGGTAAACTCTTCTCTGCCTCTACCGCCTTTGGTATCCCAACCCTGCCAGTAACCGCCTGTGCAGATACCTTCTTTTTTAAATTCATAGAAGAACCTGTTCATATCTTCAACAGTCGTAAAGTTGGTATTCACCTGTTTTGAATTGGCTAATGGGTCAATTAAATCCAATGTATATCTATACTGACCGCTACGCTGTGCTATATTCAAACAGATGTCGTAGGTAATCATTTTACTTGGACTTGCCGAATATTCGCACCAAACAAAGATTTCGTCCTGCGGTGAAACAGACAACCATAAGCACGCCCACGGATTGGAATTGTGATAATCTATACCCCTGAAATGCTTCCAGTTCATAGGTATTCCAGTAGGCAAATATTTAGACATATCAACTATATGGACGGCAGGGGTAAATGATTTATAAATCTTGCCCGATAATTGTCTGAACAATCCATACCGCCGTGCGTCAATAACATCTTCATCGTCATACATATTGAACATGGAGTCGATATATTCTTTGGCGGTAACAGGCACCCCTGTCAACTTAGACCTTTCCTTCGCTAAATCCTCGTATATGGGGTTATCGTCAGTCGCCGCCATAATGACGCATATATCGTCTTTGCTGTCTGTAATCTGGCATTCTGGCAGAATTTCGCCCGTTCTGGCGAGTATCCTGTCCCTGACTGCCTGTGTTCTGTAGATTATCCTAGCCCTCTCATAAAGTTCATCAAATTCCCAACCAATGG